TGACATTGTTCGGTGCCATCATAATTGGAAGTTTATTTTCACGTACTCTCGCGCAAGTGGCAACATTTGCGGGTGTGAGTAAGTTGATCCTGATCTACCAAAGGATGGTATCTGAAATTGATGCCGAGATCTCCCGTCGCGGAGATCAGTTGTCTAGTCTTTGTCATGATACACGCGAACATTTACGCGAAAATATGACCAAGTACTTTGCAGCAGGAGCTGCGATTATCACGATCTACAAGTGTTACCAGATGTTGAAACCTATGTTAGGATTGCAAGACAAGAGTAGTTATTTTCCTGAGATTTCAGAGAAGTTTAAAACTATCCTTGATGCACCTCCTGAGGGTACTCATACATTTGATATCCAAGATCAACGTGATTACAAAGAAGGCTACTCTCGTCTTACACCAAAAGAGACACAAATTTCAAAAACCACTACGAGTGCTGACTTACAAATCGCAGTTGCGAAAGCATTGCGAGTTGTTATTGTTAAATCTCGTGGTCAAGTTTATGGTACCGTAAATGGTATCATGGTTGAATCAAATGTTATTATGGTACCTGCACATATTATACCATACACATTTCCTTTCGATATTGAGACTTCAAGTACTCCTGGTGTTCCGAGTGCATCAACTAAAGATCAAAAACTAACAGAAGATTTCTGTAGTATTGATCGAGAACGTGATGTTGCATTTATTCATCTTGCATCTAGTCCTGCTAGTACCAATTTTACCCGCTTCTTTCCAGAAGAACTTCCCGAATTTTATGGACGTACCACTACACTGTTGTGGAAATCTCCATCTAATGAGGTGATCAAATCTACCCAAGTAGCTCGACAGATGGTTGAGGATCTTCCATATGGAGGATTTCTTGAACATCCTGGAATGCTATTCGGTGAGAGAAAGAAACTTACAATTCTGACCCTTAAAAAGGGGGCAGGAATGCGAGTTGATCTTGAGTTTCCAGGCTTTGGCGGTTTGTGTGGGGGAATGTATGTTGATAGCTCCAAGGGAATCATTTATGGTTTCCATGTTGCAGGATATCCACGTTCCCATTCGGGTTTCTTCACTTGTGTGACTAAACCCCAGATTGAAGGACATATTGATGTACTCCGTAAAACGAGTCCAACTCTGGTCGTTCATTCATGCACCACTCCAAAGGTTGACGCTTATGGTACTCCTTTTACATTGGTTAATTCCAAACCTCTTTATTTGAGAGAGGATGGTACCAAGGAAAAGTCTACTGTAACATTTTTAGGTTCTGTACTTAAAGATGGTTTACCTCTGGAGGCTCGTGCTAGATCTCCTTATGTTAAAACTCCTTTTATTGGGGTTGAAGAAGCATTAGGACCATCAAAACATAAACCTCCAACTAAACCCAATTCTGTTGAGAAAGGTATGAAGACTTTAAATAAGTTAACTAATCCTGTCCAGCATTATGAGGGTGATATATTGATGAAAGCTGTGAATGATTACAAGAATCAGACACTCAAGGTTATTCGAGAGAACAAAGAAGAAGCAGCAGAGATGTTGCGACTTTATACTCAAGAAGAAGCCATGGATGGCACTGGTGATTTTGGACTAGGTGGATTACCTAGTTCAACCTCAGCAGGCTTTCCTATCAATAAATCAAAGAAACATTGTCTTGTTCGTGATCCTATGGATGAATCAAACGTTGCAATTCCACGTGAGTTCAACGATAATTTTGATATTCAGGCAGAAATTGATCGAACCGAGGAATGTTGGAAGAACAATGAACGCTCTGAAACCATTTTCAAGGCGAGCAGTAAAGTGAACGAATTATTACCAAATGAAAGCTACAGAAAAAGTACGTAAATTTTATGGTAGTGGTTTCGCCAGCTCTGTTGCTTCGAAGAAGGCCTTAGCAGGTATTCCTCGATTCATGAAGAAGTATTGGAAAGAAACTGAGTGTTTAGTAGGGATTGATCCTCTTTCGAAAGAATGGGCTGATTTCCATGATTTCGTTACTGAATATAGCGTTGAAAACATGATCGACGGAGATTTCGCCGGTTTTGATACGCGAATGGCTGCCCAGATTACGGGAGCTGCTTCTAAGATTTTGGAGGCATGGTATGAGGAAGTGGGCACCTCCGAAGAAGATATGAAAATGATTCGCGGAGCACTTTCTGATATTATTCACCCAAATATCTTGTTCGATGGTGATTTGTATCGTTTTGCAAATGGTAATCCTTCTGGCAATATTATTACTGTCCAGTTGAATAGCATTTGCAATTCTATCATGATGCGATATGTGTATTACGCTATGATGCCCAATGTGAAGCAAACATTTTCTGAAAATGTACGCTTGGGGACTTATGGTGATGATAATGCCATGTCAGTGAAGCATCACTGCAAGTGGTACAATCACACCAGTTGCCAAGCGGAATTTGCTAAGCTTGATATCAGTTATACTATGGCTGCTAAGGATGCTAAATCTGTCCCTTACATCCCAGTTGAGAAGATTTCTTTCTTGAAAAGATCTTTTGTTCGCCATGAGACTTTGAACACGATTGTTGCCCCAATCGAGGAAGATTCCATCTTTAAGAAATTCCATTACATTAAGAAACCCAATGAAACGCCCCTAACTCCAGAAGAGCAGTTTGGTGCGTATACTGATGGATCTTTCCGTGAAGCCTATTTGCACGGTCAGGTCTATTATAATAACTTTCTTGACGCAATTCGAACAATTGTAGACAAGAACCCCCAATTGAAACACCATGTTGCTTTCATTACGTATGAGGAGATGACACTTACGTTGAGTCCTCCTTATCGTTCTGATTATGTTAACGACAACAAGAAGCTATATGCTGACAGTTGTGGTGTACCAGAAAGTGAAAATCGAGAGTAAATCTCTCGTCAGGTATTTTATTCAGTTTGTATCCCTGTGAGCCACGGCGAACAATGAGCTTCATGTATTGATTACGGCATCATCTTTCCTCATAAAGATGGTGACGCTTGCATTTAGTCAGTTTGAGAAAACGAGCACAAGATTAATCCGTCTTGTAGCTTTGTAAACAATGGATTCCTACATTTTATACTAAAACATATTATTACATATTTACATTTACATATTCATTTATCACAT